AGGTTTCTCCTTAGTTGTTCAGGTTAAAGAGCGTTCCTTCAGTCGGCTTTTGCGTCTATGGTAAATTTACAGGTCTTTGGTGCGTGTTCTTTATGAATTTGAATGAGCTCTGCTTTTACTTCATCGGGCACTTTTGAGGTGCGAACATTGTTAATCAGCTTTTGAGCTTCAACGCAAGACCAGAGAATGATTTCCATAGATGAACGATCCGTTCCGAGTCGGCTTACTTCCGTTCGCTATTCGCAAATAGCGAATGAACGTAAGGTCAGTATAGACCTTGTAGATTATTTAGTCAAGTGTTTTTGTATTTTTTAATACAATTATTTACTTTAAGTAATTTAAATTTAATGTTACTCTTGCTTTTTTTGATGGCATTGAACTTGAATGAAGGATTTTCCCATCAAAAAGAACAGTTCTTCCTTTCTTAGGAGTTACTCGTTCTATAATATTTTTATCATTATCAAAGAAAAATGTATCACCATCACATTCATTTAAGTAATATAAAACTACACTATGTGGTTCTGGCATATCAACATGTGGATTATTATGAAGGTCTGCATTAGCTAATGGCAAATACAACCCAAACCTTGCACGTACTACATTTTCATGTTTTAAATTAAATGCATTACTTATCATCAAGATTGGAATTTTAAAAAATATCCCAACATTACTAAACTGATCAAAGTTATCTATACCAAGATGACCGAATGCTGGGTTACCTTTCATTGCAGGAAATGCAGTGTCATTTAAAAAACTCCAAGGAAAGTTTTCTTCAAAACACGATTCCTCTAGATAGTCTTGAATATAAGACGGGAATACATCATCAATAATTTTTACAAGGTCTGTCATAGATTAGAGTTTAAATCCTGCAAACGTGTCTTTTTTAACATCTTGCTTAATGCCGCCAACAACGTAGGATTCAACCTCCGTTTCTTGGGGAGCCACTTGTAGACCTTTGGAAGAGATCCAATGTTCTGTCCATGGTAATGGGTTATTTTTGGCAGAGATATCATAGTGGGGTTTGATGCCAATGGCTTTCATACGACGATTTGCAATCCACTCAACATAGTTGTTGAGAAGCTTGTCATTCAATCCTATCATAGATCCGTCTTTAAAAAGGTATTCTGCCCAACTTTTTTCCTGATTGACGCAGTTTTTAAAAGCAGCAGCTACCCAAGCTTCTTCTTCTCTAGCAATTTGTTGCATCTCTGGATCATCTCCCTCACTCCATTTATTGAGGATGTTTTGAGTAATAACAAGGTGTTGGTTTTCGTCTCTGGCGATGAGAGAGATAATTTTAGCGGATCCTTCCATAAGTTTGAGTTCACCAAACGCAAAGCTGCAAGCGAACGAGACATAGAAGCGGATGCCTTCAAGAATATTGACATTAGCAACAGCTCGATAAAGTTTTCTCTTCAATTCTAGACGAGATTCTTTTGCATAAAGAACACCTTCTTGGGCAAAAACCCAATCATTAGAAGTTCCATACTGTTGTGCAGAGTTTATAAAATCATTATAAGCCTCTGTAACAGAAGAAGCTCTCTCTAAAATAGTTTCATTATTTAGAATATTGTCAAATACAATTGAGGGATCTGAGTAAACATTCTTAATGATATAAGTATAGGAACGACTATGAATCATTTCCATAAATTCCCATGCTTTCATACATGCTTCCAATTCGGGAAGTGAGCAGTATGGTGCAAACGCCATACCAGGCCCACGACCTTGAACAGAATCAAGCATAATCTGATACTTTAAGTTAGAAGTAAAGATATGCTTCTGTTCAGGACGGAGAGTTTGATAATCTGAACGATCTTTCTGCAATGAAATTTCTTCAGGTCTCCAAAAATATCCAAGCTGTTGTTGAGTCAGTTTCTCAAACACTGGATACTTATATGAATCATAACGTTGAATGCCTAAAGGTTGACCAAAAAACATGTATTGTTTTTTAACATCAACATCATTAGTATTAAAAACAGTCATACCATCTGGCTTAACCATGTACTTTGTGGATTCTTGAAAATTAAATTTTGCAGCTTTCACAATCGTCTTCTCCTGAATTTAAAAGTTCTTGTACTAAAGAATTAAGAGATGATTTCTCCTCCTTAACTTCATCTGTCTTATGATCATATGTATTCTGATAATATGATGTCTTCCATCCATACTTATAGGTATTCAAAAAGTCTTGTGCCATTACTGAGACTGGTACTTCATTGTCGGGGTAGTTCTCTGGATTGTACGACCAGTTTCCACTGATTGCTTGGTCGAAGAACTTCTGCATAACAGCAACAACATTAATGTAACCAACATTATCAGGCATGTCCCATAGTAACGTATAATTATTTTTAAGAGTTTGGTATTGTGGGACGATTTGTTTAAGGGGACCTTTTTTAGATTTTTTAACGGACAAATAACCTCTAGGAGGTTCGATTCCGTTTGTAGCGTTTGACACAACGGAACTGCTCTCTGATGGCATTTGAGCGGACAAGGTTGAGTGCCGTAATCCCTTATCCATAATATCTCGGCGTAATGCTTCCCAGTCATGTTGATACTCCACTGAGGAAATTTCGTCTACATCCTTTTTATATGTATCAATTGGAAGAATGCCATGAGAATATTTTGTACGCTCAAAATACTGGCAAGCACCTTTTTCTTTAGCCAATTGATTTGATGCTTTCAGCAAATAATACTGGAAAGATTCAGAAAGTCCATGCACAGCATCCCAAGCCTCTTGTGAATCATACTTAAAGCCAAGTCTAGCTAAGTAGTGAGCAAGACCAATATATCCTACTCCAAGAGATCTACGTGCCTTTGTAGACAGTTCTGCAGCTGCCACAGGATACTTCTGATAGTCAATAATCTCATCAAGACCGCGAACGGAAAGATCACAAAGCTCTTCCAGCTCTTCATCAGATTTAACTTTACCCACATTAATAGCAGAAAGAATGCAAAGAGCAATCTCTCCAGGACCATCAATGTGTCGAATAGGGTCCGTTGGTAAAGTAATCTCTTGGCAGAGATTGGACATATTTACTTTATCAAAAAATGATGAATGTGAATTACAATGATCAATGTTCATTATATAGACACGACCTGTCTCAGCACGTTCTTTGAGGAGATTAAGAATGAGTTCTTGTGCTTTAACAGTTTTTTTCGGAATGGACGAATCTTTTTCATATTGAACGTATAGATCATCAAATGCGTCTGTTCCGAAATAATCATATAATCCAGGTACATCATGTGGGGAGAACAAAGTAATTTCACCGTCTTGAATGAATCTTTCATAAAACAACTTACTAATTTGAATGGAGTAGTCGAGTTTACGGACGCGATTATCTTCCGTACCCTTGTTGTTTTTAAGAACAATAATGTCTTCTATTTCTTGATGCCAAATGGGGAAGTGAACTGTGGCTGATCCGCCGCGAATGCCGTTCTGAGTACAGCATCGGACAGTGCTCTCAAACTTTTTGAGAAATGGTACAACCCCCGTGTGTTGAACTTCTCCGCCTCGGATCTTAGAATTGATGCCACGGATTCTACCTGCGTTGATACCAATTCCTGCTCTTTGAGCAACATAGCGACCAATTGCCATATCAGAGCTGAAGATGCTATCAAGGGTGTCATCAACGTCAACAAGAACGCAACTTGCAAATTGGCGAAGTGGGGTTCTAACACCTGCCATGATTGGTGTGGGAATGTTGATTTTGTGTTTGGAGATTGCATCATAGTATTTCTTAACGTAGGACAATCTTGTTTCTTTGGGATATTCTGCAAAGATCGTCATAGCAATAAGCATGTACATGAACTGAGGAGTTTCAAAAACTTTCCCAGTGCTACGATCTTGAACAAGATATTTATCTACTACCTGGCGAAGACCAGCATAAGTGAACAAAAAGTCACGATCATGATCAATGTAACGATCAAGTTCAGCAATCTCCGACATATTATATTTTTTAATGATGTCACCATCATAGATTCTATTATCTACTCCAGCAAAAATTTGCTTAGAAAGATTGGGAAGATCCTTCATCTTCCCATAAATGGATTTACGAATAGAAAACAGTAATAATCTAGCTGCAACAAATTGATAATTTGGATTATCTAAATCAACAAGATCGCTAGCAGAACGAATCAAAATTTCTTGAATCTCTGCTGTTGTAATGCCATCATAAAATTGAATACCTGATTGCATCTCTACTTGAGACGCAGAAACACCTGCAAGACCTTTGCAAGCCTCCTCAACCATGATGTGAAGCTTTTCTAGGTTCAGTGGCTCTAGAGCGCCATTTCTTTTAATTACTTTGGTTCCGTTACTCATACTTTCTTCCATTGGTACAATTTGATTTTGGCTTCCAAACCCCCAAAAATGTTGCATTGAATTACATGATTGACATTTCTATTTGCTAAGAACATATCGTTTATATCTTTCTCACAAATTTCTTCGGGCCATATAACTACCTTCTCTCCAGAATTAATCATCTTTTCATAGCGTTTAACTATTTCATGATTTCGTGGTTCATTGTCAAAAATAAAAACTCTGTTTGGATAAATGTCTTTATCTAAAGAAACATCAGCACCACACATGGCTAATGAATTATCAATAAACATAGAATCAAAAGGACCTTCTGTAATGAAGATTCTTTTATCATGGTTAATTCGATCTAATCCATATAGTTTTGGATATCTCTTATCCAGGATCGTAGTGAGGTAACGAAGTTTTGAATTCGGATCCAACGATCTTGCTTGATATCCAAATAGTTTTTTTTGTTTTGATAATAGTGGAATGATGATTCTTGATTCTCTATTAGTATTAGATATGCCAGCCCAAACATTGAAGTCCTCTGCGAAGTATAATTGAGAAAAAAAATCCTCTGGAATCTTGCGATTAGAAAGGTACTCTCTAGCTGGATGTGATGTATTTAGTTTTGATATTGTTGGCAGATCAAAAAGCGGTTTAGTGAAGTTAGGTTTTTCAAACTTAAATTCTGGCTCTGGAGCTACTGTTCCCTTCCCAGACAAACCTTCTTTATATCTTTCCAGCAAATATTCTTTATAAAGAGTTTCGTCTTGATCCTTTAAGAAGTAAGTAAATGATTTAGACGTGCCACAATTATGACATTTAAAATTATAATCGTTCTTAAACTTGTAAATAAATCCCCTTGCCTTATTTTTATTCTTGGTAGAATCACCACAATAAGGACAACGAAAATTATAAAGACCGTCTTTTTTTCTAGAAAATTTACCTAATCGTGCAGAAACTAAGTTAATGTACTTGGTATCAATAAAACTCATTACCTAGGCGTAACTTGCTGACTTCCTCCATTATAAGGTATTCTTACCACATTGTCAACAAAAGGAACAATAAGTCCTAAGCCAAACACTGCCACTGCTACTATGCCACCAAGTTGCCACCTGAACTTAGAAAGTCCTTCTACTTTTACTTCTACCTTTTCTATTCTTTCTCCCAACTCTCTACTAATTTCATCATGTTGTTCTTTTGAAGATTTTTTAATATCTTCAATCATTGATACAATTAAATTATCTGTTCTATTGCATTGTTCAATTTTTTCATTATGAACAGCAAGCATTTGACTGATATTTTGACTCGTCTCTCCTATCTTTTGAATTGCAGTATCAATCCTTTCCATCATCTGCTCATATACAGATAACTTTTCTTCAAGCAGTGCTATTTTTGTTTCTGTAGATGATGGGGGAAACATTTTTATACAGGCGGTTTTTTTCTTTGCATCCAAGGTGTACGTGATTTAGAGCCCAAATATAGATACTTATTTCTTACTGGTGGCTGATCTCCAGCTTCAACTGTTCCTGCTATTTTACCAGCACTCAAACTCATTGTGGATGCTTCTTCATTCAATGATCTGATAATATTTATTATTCTATCGAGCTTATTCATAGGTTTTGTAGTTGTTGTAAACATTCAAAATCTAATTCAATATCATGCAAAATTGACTTTGGATACTCAGGAAATCTTTGCAAGAATATCATGAATGTTTTTACAATATCCCATAAGTCTCTATCAATTTTATAAAACAATAATGGCGTAGCAGCATCACCAAAGATATTATACAAGATAAGAAAATGATTGATGAGTAGATGAGTTTTCAAATCTCCACCATTTTTATATTTTCTAAGTAATCTTTTAATATACTTAAATTTTTTCATGTCCTCAAGAAAGTCTTCTTGAGTTACTGCTTGTGGATTTTCATAATGTTTAATTGCAAACATCATGTAATTGTTTTCATTCAACTCATCAAATCTCATATCATGCTTTAATCTTTAATGTGGTTGTTCCGATGCCTACTGAAGCTGAAGATCCGTTACCGCCTACGTTCTTAATCGTACCATCTAATGTGGTGACGATGCCTACGTTATTTAAGTCGGTTCCAGTTCCAACAACACCTCTTGTGCAGTTAATTGACAAGAAGCTACCAATTCCAGAAAGTGCTGATGGTGCGGTAAATCTAAAAACAACTCTATTGGTAATTTGACCATTAAAGTTTTGTTTAATATTATGATCAGATCCTGAAGCACTTTCAATAACATTTACAGGAATTGCTGTGCCTACAGAAGCTGCAGTTCCTACAATATCAGCAGCAGCAGTTGTAACACCAGCAGCATTAACTTGCTTAATGCCAATTGTAGCACCAGCTGAAACATAAACAAGTTCATTATAGACAACGTGGACTTCTCCAGTTGCGCCTGTTCCAATTCCTGTAGTTCCACCTGCGCCAATGCTAACAGGGCTAGCATTGTTAGGATCTGCAAAGAAAACTGCGGTTGGAGTAGGAGCAGCTAATCCCCTTGTATTTGCACCACCACCTGCAGTTGTTAAACCTGAAATGGTGACAAGAACTTCATCATAGAATGATGAAGATAAACCACCATGGGTTTTAGTACCATAGTTTCTATATACCCAACCGCGACCATCTGCAAAGCAATTGTGGGGAGTTCTATTCCTATCAGCCTCAGATAAGTTCTTTGGTCTGTTAAATGCGTTAGCAGATGTTTCAGTCGTTGTTGAAATGCCCCAGAGAGCCATATGCTTTACCTATAACTTAAATTTTTATCTAAGAATATTTATAAAAAAAAGAGATCTCTAGATCCGATCTCTTTAAATTATAATATTGTGTTTTATTTTTATGGAGTTAAATCCTTTGCACCTCTCTTCTTCAGTTGCTCTTGAGCCTGAAGAAGTAAGAATGACAAAATACCGTTTGACTTAACTTTTGAATTAGCACCAAGAAGTTCAGACACTGCAAACAGTGCGGTAGCAATAAGAGTTTGGTTTGCTAATGCCCAAGCAATTGCTGCAGACATAATGACTCCATGAAAATTATGTAACTATTTATGCTTTAATTGTCGAAGCTGGAGCAACAGGATCAGATAATCCTGGTTTTGCTTTTGGTAGTCGTAATTTGCCAGGTCGTTTACGTATGTTTGGACCTGGACCTGGAGGGTTTCCAGTTGTCGGTGGTGCTGGAGTTGCTGTCTGGGTTTGGGTTTGGGTTTGAGGTTGGGGTTGTGTTAATGGCAATGATAATTTTTTAGTTTTATCTTGTGTTTTTACTTTTGGATCTGCTACAACAATTTGACCAGTTTTTACATCTACTTGTACAAGTTGACCAGTTTTTAAATCTACTTTGGTGGCTGTTTGTTGCTTTGTTTGAGGTCCATCTTTAATTGATGATGATTGCAATCTTTCAAGTTCTGCTTTTTCTAACGGTGTTAACTTTTTTACACCTTTAACTGGAGGAACATATTTTACTATTGCCCCTGGAGCTGTTTGACCAAGTTTTAATTCTGCAGGCGCAGCTTTAGTTGTGGTTTTTAAAACAGTTTGTAAAATTCTTTTGGTAACATTCTCTGTAATGTCAATAAATTCAGCACCAAGTTCTTGTGCAAGAAGTTCTGCAGCTTCTTTTACTTCATGTGAACAATCACATTCGGACTTATCGGCATTCTTTTTCCTTTTTTTTTTATCTCCTTCTTCATAGGATGCGTGAGTTTTTCCTTCTACGCTTTTCTGAGCCTTTGTTGCCTCAGCAATGTCTGGGTTTTCAGATCTCCAATCTGAATATTCTTCTTTTTTAATTTTCTTTTTCTTACTAAATTTACCAGATACCTCTCCTGGCTCATATCCAACACCATCACCATCATTATCCCACCAACGTACTGGCTTTTTCTTTTTCTCTTCATTCACATTTGAAGTTTTTGCATCTTTACCAGAACCACCTTCAGAGGAACCAACAACAACTACAGTCTTATATCTTTTTCTATAATCTTGAAGTGCCGAAGCTGGAATCTTTTTCTGGAATACTGATCCATCTTCTTTGGTAACTCTTACAAGAATCTTGGCTTCTTCTTGCAATTCAAATTCTTCGTTTTTAGCTTTTTTTTCTGCGTCTTCACGCGCCTTAAGAACTGCAGCAATGGCTGCTGCTCTTCTTTGTTGACTTGATCTACCAGTTAATTGTGGAGCTTTTGATGTTTTAAAATCGTTAATAGCAGTTCTAATATTTGTTTTTGCCGTAATCTTTTCATCTAATGAATCACCTTCTGGTTCATAAGACATTTGAAGTTTTTTATAATCTTCTATTTTTTTTTGTTGAATTTGATTTAATCTATCTCTTACACCTTTAGCAGCTGGAATGAGTCCTGCTCCAGCAGCTGCAGTTCCAGCCATTAAACCAAGACGAAGTAATTGTGCTGCACCCTCATCTACAAATTCTTCAGTAACAGTTACACCCAAAGACCTAGCAAGTCTAGCTTTCCTTTCAGGAGACATTTTAGAACGCTTAAGGTATGCAATAACAGCATCCTTACCCATGTTCTTCATTTTATTACGAAGATCATAAAGTGCTTGTGTTTCTTCCTGATCATCGCCTTTATGCTGACCATATTTTTCAGCAATATAGCTTTGATCAATTGCGTCTCTATGAGACTCAAATACTTGCTGCCAAGGATTAGACATATTCCTACGTTGGATTTTTACCTATTTTTATTTATTTATGAAAATTCTATATACAATATACTGATTTTATTTACATGCACTTTGACACTGTTAAAATTTTCCCCACTACAATTTATATTGGGGAGTTGCCCAATCATGAAGAAAACAAAAAATATTTTTACAATTTGTACCCAAAATATGATTATGAAGAAACTGAATACATTACAACTGTTAGTGAAGAATGTGGTAATCCTTTATTACATTTAGAACCAGACTTAGAACCATTATTTAAAAATATTTCATTACATATAAAAAATTATATTCAAGATACTTTACTCTTAAAAGATGTATTTGATATTACAATAACTAAAACTTGGTTGTCAAGAACTAGAAATCCAGAATATCATATTCCAGCACATACACACTCAAGTAGTCATATATCATTTGTATACTATATTAATATTCCCAAAAATTCTCATAAACTTAAATTTTTAAATATACATGAACCAAATAGTTTGTTCTCTGATATTTTCCATGGAGCTAGAAACAAAGATAGTGCATTTGTAAATTCATACAATGAGCACAATGCTCAATCTTTTTCATTAACTCCTGAAGAAGGTACTATAATAATTTTTCCAAGTAAGCTTCCACACGGCACAGAAGCTATTGATAAAAATTTTAATGGAGAGAGATTAGCTATAGTTGGTGATTGTATTTTAATTTTAAAAGAGGATCAATTAAAATATTCAATGGGTTATATCCATGAAAAACATTGGAAAAAATTTTAAACCTCTTTACTATCAGTAATCCATGGTTTAAAAAGTTCACCATCATCAGTCAAACAAATTAAATAATTTGTTCCTCTTCGCATTACAGTGCCAATTCTTCCTGTTGACATTTGTTCAATCAAAGAACCTTCTTTAAAAATTTCCCCAGCAATATAATGCTCCCGAATATCTTCTGTAGCGATTTCGGGAAGTATATTTTTTACTTCGGTTACAAATTGCAAAAAAGTTTTCATTTTATTTGTGTAATTGTTTGATAAGTTTTTTGCTGTTTAATTTAATATAATCTAATCCAGCTTTTTTTAATTTGATATATTTATTTTTTTCACGTTTATTTTTTGTAATTAAATTATCCATAAAAAAAGAAAAATAGAGATACAAATCAATAATTGCATCCCTATCATTTTTAATTACTTTTTTTTCTGACTTATACGCATCTAAAAATTTATCTAGAATTGGTGTCAGAAGTGTAAGCATTTTAACACATTATTTCTTTTATTTATTATTTTTCTAATACAGAACTAATTTCATCGATCATCCTCCGCACGATTTTCGGAGTAGTAAGGATCAAAAGATCCACCAGGATAACGCTTCTCAAGTTTAGTCACATTACGAGCAATGACTTCATCAATAGAAATTTCTAAAGCCATACATGCTTGAGCAACATACCACATAAGATCACCAAGTTCAATAATCAAATGTTCTTTGTTGTCAAGATTCCAAGGCTTTCCTTGAAAAATCATTTTCTTAATGATCTCAAGAAACTCACCACCCTCAGCATTAATACCGACACCAGCAGTAAGCAGTCGTTCAATATTTGCTCCCTTTCCATCAAGCTCAACGATGCGATCAGAGAACGAAACAAAATCTCTAGATGCATCAGATGTTACAACATCTACAAATTTTTGATATCGGCTAAAATTAATCTGTCGTTCCATAAAATTTTAATAAGTAATAGTATTATAGAATAAAAAAATTAAAATGTCAAATTAAAAACATCTTTCAATCTAAATTTTTTCCAAAGTTCTTCATCAATAGATGGTGTAAAATTTGGATAAATTTGCAGAAACGCTGCTAGGCTAATTCTATCATAAGTTTCAAACCAGTTTGTTTCAATATAAGGACTATGTAATGTAGTTGTTGGATAAGCCACTAATGTGTTATATTCCATTGGTATTACTTTTTCCATCTCAAAATTGTTATCACCCGTAAATTGTTTCCATGGCATAGAATTATTACTATTGAAAGAATTCATGATGTGATACAATTCATTAATTTGCCCTAAAGACATATCAAACAAATTCATTTTATTTTTAAATGACCAAAAGCTTGTACCTCCTAACATATTTTCAGTTAAACAAACATTGACAGCTATATGTGTTTGAACTGATAATGGAAAAATAGAACAGTCTACATGTGGCAATTGATACGAACAATTCATTTTACCATTAAAACAATTTACATACAAATCATAACATTGAACATCATTGCTTTGAAAAACATTAGCAAATTGTTTTGATATAAAAGATCCAAATTTAGGACAATGTGAACTGGGGAATCCTGCGGTTTTTCCTGGTCTCCAAGTTGGTTGTGAATCAAAGTATGGAAAAGAACGTATAAGATTTTTTAATTTATCTGGATATTTTAAAAAGTCTCTAATGACCAAAACATTTTCTGTTCCTGCAGTAAATATCTCGTACTGTTTATTATTAACTTCTGTAGAATCTTTCCAAAGATCATCTATAGTTGTAATCATAATTAAAATTTAAATCCTTCAAATGCTTTAGATTTTGGTTTAGATTCAATCTCAACTTCTTCTTTTCCACTATCAAGTATATCTTTTTGAGCAGATTGTTCAATATCATAGAGACGCATTTTTGATCTATCAACTCCAATCAAAAATTTACGATTTGCAGTGGGATCATTATAACGATTCTTTAATTGTTTTACTAATATCTGCCCCCGCTGCTCCAACTCTTCTGTGCTAATAAGGGCAAACATAAAATCAGCAGTAGCAGGAAGACCAAAGGATTCACTAGTATCAGTGAGTTCAATATTAGAGCTATTAAAACCTGAGCGAGTAGTTTGGGTAGCCGTGACAATAGGCACATTATGCTCAACAGCAAGACCACGAAGCTCTTCAGCAATAGCTTTAACATAGGTATAACTGTTAACTATGCTACCTTTATATCTAGATGAAGCACAAATGTTTAGGTAATCTACAAAAATAATATCTGGTTTAAAACTTTTTTTCATGGACAATTCATTCAACAAAGTTTTAAAATGTCCTACGTGTGCAGATGCAGTTGGATACTCCTTGATGATCAATGTGCCAATACTTTTATTAACTAAATTTTGAATTTTAGTTTCAAACATTCGTTTTGGAAGTTCGGCAATAGATTTAATATCTACATCTAAGAGGTTTGCATCAATTCGTTCAGCAATTTTCTCTTCTGCCATTTCAAGCGTAACGTACAAAACGTTCCGTCCTTGGAGCAACACGGAGCTAGCCAAGTGGCACATGAATAAAGATTTCCCGACACCTGTACCAGCAAGTACGACATTGAGAGTCTTGCTAGGTAAACCATCTTTGGTAATTTTGTTAAAGTATTCGAGATCGAAGGGGATCTTTTCTTCGGTTTTGTGATAGAAATCATATCGTTCTTCAAAGTTTTTTACATAATCGTGACCAATATTATGGTCAAAAGATACTCCAAGTGCCTCACTCAAAATGTGTGGAATAGCATCCTTATTCTTTTTACCAGTATCATCATCGACAATATGAACTGACTCCATAAGAGCCAGATAAATTGCTCGATCTTTACACCACTTTTCAGTAGAGTTTAAAAGCCAATCAAAGTCTGCTTCATTATCAGTAAGATTGCTGATAATATAGTTACATTGTTTAAGTTGATCTTCTGAAAGATCTCTACGATTAGAGACCTCAATTGAAAGAACTTCTTTAGTTGCTAATTTATCATACTTTGCTATGAACTCATAGATTTCTTCAAAGATAACACGTTCAGCATACTCTCCAAAATATTCTTGACGAATAAAAGGAATTACCTTTCTACAATAATCTTCATTAAAAATTAAACTCCTTAGAATTGTGATTTCAATTTTATCCATATCAAATGTAATGGAGGTATGTACTCAAAAGATACTTGTCGTTACTAATTGGAGGATTGCCTTTGTGAGGAAACATCCAAAGAGGCGGGAAGATTACCAGTTTACCAGCTTCAGGTTTAATTGTCAAATCAGTAAACACAGTTTCACCACCTTCATCTACCGTATTCAAATACCAAAAGAATGAAAGGTATCGTCTAGATGTCATATAATCTTGAACATCTACATGCGTATTAAACATGTCATTACCATCATTTTTATATTTTTTAATTCTAAATTGTTCAAATCCATGTTGACCTTCTTTGGGAAAACAACGTCTTTCAACTAAATGGTAGTATTGTTTTAAATATCTACCCATATGAACCAAAGTTTGTCTTTGTAGTTCAACGACTTCTGCCTTATCTGTCAATTCTGTAAGATTAAGTTGTGTAAAAGTTGGCTTTTTATAATTATCAACTCTCTCTTGATTTTCAGGATTTGTTTCAAAAAAATTAATTAATGCATTACACAAATCCAAAGGCAATGCATTTTCATGAACTTGAATTAAATCAATTAGAGTTACCATAAGAAAACTCCTTTTGAGCAATTTCATCAAGTGCTTGCATCACTTCTGACGTAAAGTATTTTTCAGGCTCTGCAAGAATTTGTTTTGCATAGATTTTTTTACCATCCATCTCATAACGCCCCGCAACATTCTTCCAGAGTCCGCCGAGTTCCCCGAGTTCCAGAAGACCATAATAGCGATCAAGACCGCGCTCATCATAAAATAAACGAACTTCAACTTCCTGATTCTCCTTACTTAAACGCGACTTAGCAGTCTTTGCCTTGATAATGTTTCCAACAACTTCCGTTCCATCCTTTTCTTTTTTCTTACCGAGATGTATGATAGTAGAAGAGGCGTACTTAAGACCGCTACCACCACCCAT